ATCATCCGTTCCTATAGAAATTGCTTCGTTAATGACTTCGTCTACAGCTGAAACAATTTCAGGCTGCAGTGACATGCCACGGTATTTTGTAACTAATTCAGACTCAGTCTTTGCTGTGCCTTCCATATCGAGAAGCGTGCCGTAAAACCCGCCAACAGCGTTTCCTACAGTAATTGCGCCGTCTTCATTAGACGGTTCAGCGAAAGAGACTACTGGAGTCTCTTCCTCTTCTCTTTTGATTTCGTAACCGAATATCTTCAAAACTTCATATCCTCATAATAAAAATTAGGTTGTCGGTACGCCGGTAATTCCTTCAACTCTCCATAAATCATATTGGAATGTGACGCCGAATTCTTCAATTGTATCCTGCTGAGACCAATCCAAGGCAATACCATCAATAGTAGTTGGAAACAATCCTTCGAAAATATATGTACGAAGTGGTGATCCATCTTTACTATATTGAGTAACCGATGCAGTAGACTTATACTGCTGTGGTAATCCTCTTGAATTAGAGTCGTGGGAATTAATGAAGTTTGACCATGCTTCCATCGCGTTGCGAATTGCAAAGTCTTCATCGTTGATAACTGTGACCGCCCAGTCCGCAAACGTTCTATCACCTGCATACTTTACTTCACGACCGAAGTAAGGTACAACATATTGACCGACGATTGACTCAGGAATACCTGCAGAACGAACCATAAATGGTACTTTAAAATCTGCGCCTGTGTCAATAGGGTTAGTGATTTGAACTTGGAATAGCGTAGGACGTGCACCGCCACCGACGAGTTCTGATTTGAACTGGTTGATGTTAAATGCCATTTTCTATTCTCCTTTAATTAAATCTATTTATTAGACGATCTGACCAACGATTTCGTCAAACTCAATTCCAGTTCTTGTTGCTACGAACGTAAGTTCTATAACGTTAATTGAACGGGCTGGTTTAACAAAAATGTTAGCACGGAACTTGTTTTGGTCTATGATTTCAGGAGTATTCACGGTTGAGTCAGATACGACTCGGAAATCAGTAATGCCACGTCTTCCTTGAATATCACGTAGGAACGGATCAACAATGTTCTTAAACTGTGTTTGAGTAAATTCGTCGTTTAGTTCAAACAAGAACGATGTAGCCGCAGTTGCAATTGATTTCTCAATAGCAATAAACAACCTACGAACATTAAGACGATCAAACGCGCTTGGCAATCCGTAACCAGTTTTATCTCCAAATAATACGATACCTTGACCTACTTGAGCCATAACTGGGTTAATGTCTGAAGTATACAGTTGATCTCTTTGCGATTTGTTTGGGTTAAACGCTAGTTTTACTACGTTTTTGATAACACCTTTTCTATAACCTGCTGGAGATTCCCACGGTTCAACTCTTGCTGCCAAACCTGCCATATCGCCATTCAAAGGTGTGTAACGATAAGTATCGTTGTATTTGTCGTAACGATATTTATAACCGCTATCCATGAACCAATAAGATGAATTCTGAAGCGCATTACGATATGCAATTACGTTTTTAAGTTGTGTATTTGATTTAACTTCGCTAACAACATCTGATGCTGATGGGGAAACAAATGCAACACAATCTTTTCTACTATCAACGATATTAGAAATAATATAGTTTGCACGGTTTGCGCTATCATCGCCTTTACCTTGTAAGCAGAATGAAATATCAATTTCGTTTCCACTCTTAAATAAATCCCAACCTTTACCAATTGCGGCCAAAGTTGCATTGCTTTCAGTTTGAGCATCACTACCGTTTGCCATTACTTCGTATGAAGTTACCGCGGTTGCGGCGGTTCCTACAACTGCCGAATTAGCAACTTTAACCCAGCTTGATTGATTGGTAATAACGTCTACCCAATAGTTTTGCGAACCGTCCTGAAGCTGTGCGCCTGCTGTGGTTGAAACATCTTCAAACAGTTCAAGTACTTGTCCTGCTGTTCCTGAAATATTTCCGCCGCGGTCAACAACTGCAATGTGAATACTTCCAGCACTCGGTGCAGAAGCAAAGAAATTGTTTTGTCCCCACTTTTTTGTAATCGCAAGAACGGTAAGATCAGTTTCGGCGAGTGTGTATTTGCCTACAAATGTAATTGCGTATTCGTATCCTGTTACATTCGGTGTTGGCGATGCGCCATCGTTAAGTTCCGTTTCTGCAATAGTTGCAACTGTAACATTTACATAGCCTGAGCTATCGTTACCTATTACAAGTACATCTCCTGCGCCAATTGCAGTAATCCTGTCTGCAGGAGCAACTTCAAAAGTTACAGCAGCGGAATTAAATGGAATTGTTTGTGGAACTGCAGCATTGGAAATTTTATTCGCTGGGATATCACCTGCTGCAATTACTGCATTTTCATATCCTGTTGAGGTAACCCAATGTACGTCAATGTTATCTCCTAAAGCACCAGGGTGCTTTGCCGAAAAGGCGCCGCTTGCTGCAATAGCTGTGTTTGAATTATTGTCTGCGCGAACTACCCACAATGCATTTGCATATGCAAGATAATCTGCCGCAGTAAAAAATGTTTCGTATGTATCCGCTGAAGGCTTGCCAAAACGATCCACTAGCTCATCTTCAGATGAAACTAGAATAGGTTCGTCAACTGGTCCCCATTGAAATACACCAACAATGGCAGCTGGCGATGTCGCAACGGCTGGCACGGCTTGTGATGCATCCACTTCACGAACAATGACGGAAGGACTTACAGAAAAAGCCATATTTTTCTCCTTTATGTATTTAAACGCGTTTAGTTCATATCACTGTTTCTATTTATAAATTATTTGATTTACAGAAATATAGTTTAGAACCTGATGTTTTCGTCTTCCCACAATTCCCCACCGTCATCTATAAATCCGAAGGGGAGTAATTCTTCATCAATTTGCGCATCAGTCTTTTCGCGCAGTGCTTGAAGAGTATTAATATCAGTTAATTCTTTAAAATAATCTTGGTCAGATAACCAAGCAAATAAAACCAAATTCATTACTAAATCATCATGTGCTCCGGGCTCAGCTTCATAAGATGGACCCTTTTTGGAAAAACGTGATAATTCCTGCAAAGTATTATAATCTCTTAGTATAAGTTGATCTTGCTCAATGAGCATTTTCAACATAGAACAACCTTGAGCTTTTACAGTCTTGGTAGTTCGTATTCCATTATCAAGTTTTCTTCCTCCAAATCCAGACGAAATTCGTTTGCCTTTCGCGCCTGCGCTTTCGGAATAAAGTAAATTTTCGTATCCATAATCCATTAATAAAACATCTGAAACTTGTTCGCCTATATCATTAATTTCTATAAGAACAGCAGCTTCATTATATAGATTACCTATTCTATATATAAATGAAGCGAAATCAATTGGGCTAATATAGTTGTCGCGAAATGTGCATACTTGTTGATACGGCATTTTGCTAATGTCTATAATGTTAAAGGTTGAATAGTCTAAACCTTTTCCTCGAGATACATCACAAGTCATAACATAACTGTGGTCTTTTTCAGGTTTAAAATATTGAAATGTGTTTTCTTGTTCGTGTATAGGTCTATCATATGCTAATTGTTTTAGTTTGGATCCATCAATCAACGTTCCTGAGGATCCTAAAAACTCACAACAATATTCTTGTCTAAATTTCTGTTCATCGTAATCTAATGCAGCGAGTGTTTCTTCTTTCCACTTTTCGTCTCGTCCTGGAACATCTTGCCACATAACTTCTTCGTATTCATAACCATTAGTTTTTTCTCTTGCGCCTTTGCAAGTTTTCCAAAAATGGTTTAGACCATTAGGAGTTGAAGTCATTAAAAGTTTTGTTGACTCACCAGACGAGATAGTAGGATAAACAGATGCGAAAAAATCGTCGTATCCTTCGATGAATGCAACCTCATCGAGATATAGAAAATTAACTGACTTACCACGAATTGCTGATGATGATGTCGTTCCTGCCAAAACCTGACAACCGTTTTCAAGCGCAATGTTTCCTTTGTTCCATTCTTCAACTCCTTGCTGCAACCATTTAGGTAAAGCCTCAAAAGCCAACTTGACTCGAGCCATAACTTCTCTTGCAGCATCTCCTTTGTTTGCTAAAATAGCGACGGTTTTAAATTCATTGAACAATACATAATGTAAAATGATTGCCATTGCAGTGGTTGTTTTACCAGACTGACGTGCAGTTAATACTGCAACTCTGCGATTATCTGTAATCTTTTTTGTGATGTTTTCTTGATAAGGATACATTTGAAAAGGAACTAGGCCTCTATCAACATGAACAATTTTTATATATTCCTTAGCAAAATATATTGGATCTTCAGCACATTTCATGTACTCCTTTAGCATATCAGGAGTCCATTCTAATTGCTCACCAACTCTTTTAAGATTATTATTACCGAGATAACCTTTCATCATCTCAAGCATTATCATCGCCTTTAATCATTTTAAGTAAATCTGCAGTTGAGACTATCAAGTTATTATTCGTAACATTTGTTTCCTTTTCAGGTTTATCATCCTGTGCAAATTTCTTTTTGGTAGATATATCAACATAATCTTTGTTTGCGTCAAGTAATGTTTTCATTAAAGTCGACACAACTTCAAAGGCCCGAGGAGACTCTGATTGCTTAGCTATTTCAACCATTTCTTTAACTGCGTCATCTCCGAGTTCAATAATGTTTTTAACATTCTGACGTGCAAGTTCCATATCGTTAAGATTTTCGTCATTACCTTCAGTAGGTAATACTTCAAACTTTTCTATGTTTTGCACTTCCGTTGATTGCACTTCTTGTACGCTTTTCATTTCATCGTTTAATTCTGAAAGCGGTGTTAAACCTAACGCTTTAGAAATGTGTTCATCACTCATGTTTCATCCTACTTTATATTATATATTAGTTTGCTGATGCGCTATTATTCAGCCTCAGCCAAATGAGCTGCAAAAGCTGCTTTAACATCGTCAGTATGAACTGCATTGCAGATAGCTTGAACCTCTGCGCTTTCGCTAGTAATATCCGCATTTGGTGCAACAACATGGCGTGAAAAAGATCTACTAATTTCTGTGCCGTCGCGTTTAATTACTGTAGCAGTGCGTACTTGCACATGCTTGTATTTGCCTATGATTTCGATTTTATCTTGTACTGTTTCTTCTGTTAGTGCCATCGTTTATCTCCTATGATGGTTGGACTGTCCGACCCTTATGGTGTGGGGTTATTGAGATTGATAAGTTATTGTAAGGTAAATAGTGGTATTGCCGTTTGTATCAGTATAGCGCAAATTTGAAAAACCTCCAGATGTTTGTGCGTACATTCTTATGTTGGTTCCGTTAGAAGAAATATAAGGAAAATACGGACCGCCGGCCATTTCATCAGCCATCATACTACCTGTTGCTGTATGGTTGCTTGCTTTACTAGTAAATGGTAATCCTTCAATTGAAATTAAGTTGGCGTCACTATTATCAGTAAAAGCATCTAGTTTACAATTTACTGTAACAAGTGTTCCTACTTTTACATACCAAGCGTTGTCCGCAGTAACAGTTCCGATACTGCAAGTAGGCGTCCAAGTTCCTTCTTCGTAATCGTCTAAAAAATTAGCCGCTGTATCACCACCAAGATATACACCACCATCCAAATACAAGTCTTTAAATCCAGAAGTCGAGGAACCTAAGTTTAGGTATCCAGAAGCACCTGCGGTTGTTGCACCTCCAGGGAGTGTGGGAACAATTGCGGCTTGAGTAGATTCACCATCAAATCTTATTCTTGGATCTGAATTAGTACCTTCAGAACCCATGTATAGATATGTACCTTGGTTAAGTCCAATCAGTGCTTTATCAACACCTGCGTCTGCCAACCTAAGTTTATTTCTATTATCAATAGTAACATCGCCGTCAACAGTAATTTCGGCTGTAAAGGTTCCGCCTGATGTGGCCATTGCATTAGTATCTACATATCCTTTTACTGCCGCCTCAGTTGGAACTGCTATATTACTATTGCCTCCGAGTGTATCGTCAGTACTAAATTCTGTAATGGTGGCGCCAACTGGGAATGCCAAACTACTGCCAGTTAAGGCCCCGCCTGCTGCTAATCCATCAGTAATTCCATAACCTGCTAACGTAGTTGCCGCATTGGCCAATTCAACCCAGCTACCGCTATGTGCAAAATAGCCTTTACCTGTTCCGTGAACATGGGCAAACATACCATGATATGTCGATGCACTTGGCAAATCGCCGAGTGCTGAATATACGTTAGCAAAAAGTCCTTTGTTTCCTGCGCCGTCAATATCTCCTGACATTGTTCCGCCAGCAAGTGGAAGTTTAGTTGCAATGCTGTCTGTCACAGTTGTTGCAAAGTTTGCATCGTCTCCTAATGCTGCAGCCAATTCATTTAGAGTATCCAATGTTGCTGGCGCGCTATCAGAAAGACCTGCAATTTCTGCATCAACATATGCCTTTGTGGCTGCGTCTTGTGCTGCGGCAGGATCTGTTAAATTATATATTTTATTTGTATTAACATCAATCCCAGTGGATGTGGTTCTTAGTTTAAGTACACCGTCATGATGTAAATCTACGCCACCAAGTGCATGATCTGCTTTGACGTAATCAACTAAACCATCATCGACAGAATTGCGAGCTCTTATAATGACATCGCCTGCGTCTGAACCGCTACCGGTGTTATTTAAATAGAAAGTACCTTTTTGAGTTAATATACCAAATCCGCTACCTGTTGTAAACATTTTTGCGTCAACACTTGCAGTGTTTGCACCAAATTGTAAATAAGCATCATCATCAAACGTCATATATGCGTTTGAGCTATCAACTTTAATCCAATTACCGTTTCCTGCAGTCCATTGATGATTGCCAGTCCAATCAAGGTTATCGCTTTCACTAACAGAAGTTGCACCCTCGGTTCCTTGAAGGCCAGTTGCACCTTGCAATCCGGTTGAACCAGCAGACCCTGTAGTACCTTGAACGCCAGTTCCTGTTAAGCCTTGAACACCAGTTGAACCAGTTACACCTTGCAATCCGGTTGGACCAGCAGACCCCGTAGTACCTTGTACACCATCAGCGCCATCAGAAGGTCCTTGAATACCGGCGGGCCCTGCTGTCCCAGTTGTACCTTGAATACCTTGCGCACCAGCTGCGCCGTCAGCGCCATCAGAAGGTCCTTGAATACCAATGGATCCTGTTAAACCTTGAACACCTGTTCCTGTTAAACCTTGAACGCCAGTTGAACCTATAGACCCTGTAATACCTTGAACACCTTGGGAACCTGTAGCTCCAGTTAAACCTTGAACACCTGTAGAACCTAACGTTCCTTGAGCACCTGCGTCTCCTGTTAAACCTTGAACACCTGTAGAACCTGTAGACCCTGATGTGCCTTGAGCACCAGTTGCTCCTGTAGCTCCAGTTAAACCTTGAAGACCTGTTGGTCCAATACCGCCATTGGCACCACCAAATCCTTGAACACCTTGCGCGCCTAATGTACCTTGCAAACCATTAGTTCCTTGCGGACCTTGAATAGTTTCACCTGTTGTACCTTGAGCTCCATTAGTACCTTGTGGTCCAGGAGTTGGCGCAG